GGTGTTCCACTTGGCACTATGCGCCACCGAGTGTGGCGAGGCGTTCCGATTGAGGAATTGCTTGAACCTGTTAAGAAAAAATGAGGCCTGATGCGAATCCCTCTGACTGGCGGTGCATACACCGCGAAAAGCGTTATCGCGGATGCGCAGCGGTCGGTCAATTTGTACGCCGAGCAGAATCCGCAAGACGCGGCCGCGCCGTTCACGTATTACCCGACGCCGGGCCTGACGCTCGTGTCGACGCCGCCTGCCGCGGGCGAGTCACGATGCATCTACACCGCGACGAACGGCAAGCGCTATGAAGTCGTCGGCGAAAGCGTCTATTACGTGAACGCATCGAATGTCTACACCCAGATCGGCGCACTTTCCACGCAGTCGGGCGTTGTTTCGATGATCGACAACGGGACTTCCGCGTTTCTGGTGGACGGCTCCACGGACGGCTACACGATCAATATTGCCACGAACGTGTTTGCGATCTGCAACGACTCGGCGTTCTACGGTGCGGATCGCGTCGAATATGTCGACGGCTATTTTGTGTTCAACCAGCCAAACACGCAGCATTTCTACATTTCGAAGTTCAACGACATCTCGTTTGATTCGCTCGACATTGCCAGCAAATCAACGTATGCGGACAACCTTGTAACGCTCGCCGTGATGCATCGCGAGATATGGCTGTTCGGCGAGTTGACGACTGAAGTCTGGTACAACACTGGCGCGTCTGACTTCACGTTCGGCCGCATGCCTGGCGTGTTTATCGAGCACGGCTGCGCTGCGAAACATTCGATAGCCAAGATCGATCTCGCGCTGTTCTGGCTCGGAAAGGATCTGCAAGGGCAGGGCATCGTGTTCGCCGGCCGGAACTACGCCGCAGAGCGCATTTCGACGCATGCAATGGAGCAGGAGTTTCTAACGTACAGCCGGATCGACGACGCGATCGGCTTTTCGTACCTGCAAGGCGGGCACGCTTTCTACGTCCTGACGTTCCCGACCGCCAATAAGACATGGTGCTTCGATACCGCAACGGGCCAATGGGCGGAGCGCGGTTATTTGGAGGCTGACGGCTCGTTCAGCCGGCACCGAATGAACTGCTATTCGTTCAACGGCGGCCGAAACCTTGTTGGTGATTGGAAAACGGGCAGCGTCTACGAGCTCGACCCGAACGCATATACGGACAACGGCAATCCGCTTCTCTGCATCCGAAGCTTCCCGCATATCTCGGGCAGCGACGGAAACCGTGTTCTGTTCCGCCAGTTCGTCGCAGACATGGAAGTCGGCAACGGCCTGCCGGATGACTCGGCCGCGCCGGAAATTCGCTTGCGTTGGTCGGATGATCGCGGGCGCTCATGGGGCAACGCTGTCACGAACACGCTCGGCAAGGTCGGCGAATACCTGACGTCGATTCAGTGGCAACGTCTCGGCTACGCGCGCGATCGTGTGTTCGAGTTGTCATGGTCCGCCCCGGTGAAAACGGCACTGAACGGCGCATGGGTGGACGTATCAAGGGCTAGGACATGAGCACGCCGACAAACTTTCCAGACGTTGGCGTGCCGATGGTCGACCCAAAGACGGGGCGGCTGTCGATGGTCTGGTTTCAGCTCCTGATAGCGCTGTTCAATCGAACGGGCGGAACGTCGGGCGAATCGTCGGTCGATCTTTCCAGCGAGCTCGCTGAGGCGTTCCAGCAGATTCAATCGCTTGTCGCGCCGAACTATGCGCCCGAACTTGCGCGGCGCATTGCTGACGCTGAGGCGGCGCTTTCCGCGCTGGCTGTGTCGCTACGCGAGCCTGAGCCGGATTCGTTCGTCTCGACGCACGGCATCCAAGACGCGCCAGACCTTCACGCGCTCGCAACGCAAACGGCGAGCGGCTTCTTGTCCGCTACGGATAAGGCGAAGCTGGACGGCATATCGGCGACGGTTGAGGACAAGTTCGTAGCAGGCACGAACTTCACGCCGGGGACAACGACGAGCCTGACGCTATCGAAGTCATATGCGAGCAAGGCGGCCGTTCTGGTTCACTTTGACGGCACGTTTCAGGGCACGGACCAATACACGATCTCCGGAACCACGATCACTTTCACGTCAGCTATCCCGGTCGGGACGCAGACCGTCTATGCGCGAGGGTAAGGCATGACAACGACTTACAAAGAGATGGTGAAGGGCGCGACCCTCACTGGCACGGCTGCGACGCTCTACACGGCGCCAACGGCAACGTCCGCATCGATACAGGCGGCGAGCGCCAACAACCCGACAGGCGGCGTTCTAACGCTCAATGTCTACAAGGTGCCGTCCGGGCGATCGGCCGACGCCACGACGCGCATTGCGGCTAAGCCCATTCTTGCCGGCGCGACCGCGCAGTTTCCCGAGCTCGTGAATCACAAGCTCGAACCGGGCACGCAGCTTTTCGCGGACGGGAACGGCTGCACGATCAGCGTCAGCGGCATCGAGTACGTGAAGGATGCGGCATGAGCGAGGCGTGACGGTGCTTAGAAAAATTTACGAGAGCATCGGCGCGGAGCGTCATGGAATCACCTGGCATGCATTCCGGGCGCACTTCAAGGGGTGGAAGATTCATCCCCTTGTATCTTGCGGCTCGAATGCCGGCGCGGTTGTGCAACGCGGCCCCGAGGTACACATCGTGTTTTTCTCGCAGCCCAAGGGAAGCATCCGCGCGCACCTGATAGGCCATCTGCAGCGAACCATCGACGAATTCGGGTTCGCTGACACGTTTGTCGAGATCGGCAACGAGAAAAGCAGGGTGTTCTGCGAGCGATTGGGATTCGTTCCTACCGGCGTCAAGGGTAACTCCATATCCATGCGCTGTACACAATTCGCATATTCGAGGCAAAAATGAGTCTTATTGGAAGCATTGTCAGCGGCGTTGGCAGCCTCGCGGGCGGCCTTATCGGCGCAGGCGCAAGCAAGAGCGCGGCAAACACGCAGTCAGACGCGGCGAAATACTCTGCCGATCTGCAAAATCAGCAGTGGCAAAAGACGCAAGAAAACCTTCAGCCCTTTACGGACTTCGGCAAGAACAATATTGACAGTCTGCAATCGCTGCTCAATAACCCGTCTCTAACCCAAGGGTTTTACGCAGATAAGTTCAGCGCGCCGACAGCGGCACAGGCTCAACAGACGCCCGGCTATCAGTTCACGCTCAACCAGGGATTGAAGGCGGCGCAGAACAGCGCGGCGGCCCGCGGGCTCGGCACGTCAGGCGCAGCGTTGAAAGGGGCGTCGACATACGCAACCGGCCTTGCAGACTCGACCTACAACGACGTGTTCAACCGCGCGCTTCAAAGCTACAACACAAACTTCAACAGTTCGTTGAGCCAGTACAACACGAACCAGGCGACGCTTGGCAACCAGATAAATCGGCTTTCCGGCGCTGTCACGATGGGCCAGAACTCGGCGGCGCAGACTGGCAGCCTCGGCCAACAGGCGGCGACCAACCAAGGGAACATGCTGACGAGCGGCGCAAATGCAACGGCGTCGGGGGCTGTCGGTGGAGCAAACGCACTGACGAGCGCGCTAAACGGTGCGGGTAACAGCGCGATGCTGTACGGCCTGACGCAGAACAACGCGACCGGCGCGGCAGCAGCCAATCCTACCTACGGCACGACGTCGTCGGGCAATCCGAACTACTTCACGGTCTAACGATGCCACTCGACACGAACATCGCATTGAACGCGAACGCGCCGGCCCCTATGAACCCGCTGCAAACGGCGCTTCAGGTCGCGCAGTACCGCGCCTACAACGCAAACGGGCTCGCGGCGCAGCAGCAGCTTGACGCCAATAACGCCGCATCAGACGCGTTCAAGCAGGCGACCGACGTCAACGGAAACACCGATTACAACAAGTTTCGCTCGATCATGGCGGGCGGCGCTGGCGCGTACAACTTGCCGCAGATCAATAAGTCGATTCTCGATGCGCAGCAGGCTCAACAGACGCTTGACCGCGGCTCTATTGGCCTGAGCAACGACAAAATCGACAACGCAAAAAAGATGTTCGGGACTATGACGCAGCGCCTCGGCTCGCTTGATCCGAACGACCCGCAGTTTGCCGCGCACGCGATGGATTTGGGGCACCAGCTTGTGACCAAGTTCGGCATCGATCCGCAAATGGTCATTCATGAATTGTCGGCCATTCCGCAGGACGCGCAGGGCCGGGCGGCATGGCGTAACAGCACACTTGCCTCTCTGCAAGATGCCGGCGCACAGCTCGGCTCGATCACGCCGAAGCCGACGCAGGTCGACAACGGCGGCTCGATCCAGTACATCGACACGAACCCGGTATCGAACCCGGCCATTGTCGGGACGAACATCAACAAGACGCTCGATCCGACGACGGCGACGAGCCCGGTCAGCGTCATGGGTCCGAACAACACGCCGGGCGTCGTTCCCCGCGGCGAAATGTGGGGCAACGGCGTCAGTGGCGCCGGTACGCCGCAGATCAATGTTCCTCCGCTGCCGACTGGCGCAAATCCGCAAGGCGCAGGCCAAGCGGCGCCGATGCCCGGCCAGGCTGCGCCCGCTCCGGCTGCGCCCGCTGGCGGCCCGGCTCACTTCGTGGCAACGGGTACGCCGATGGGTGCGGTCGGTATCGCGGACGATGCAGGGAAGCGATACGGCGCACTTCAGCAAGCAGCGCAGCAGGCAAAGCCGCTTATGCAGACCTACGATCTTGCGGCCCAAGCACTCAAGAGCACGATCGCTGGCAAGGGCGCGAATGCGGCGCTCAATGTTCCGGCACTGCTCAATACGTTCGGCATTCAGGCTGGCACCGATGCGGTGAAGAACAATCAGTTGCTCGCCAACTACCTGAACAGCGCGGCAGACCAAGCGGCGGCATCGCTCGGGTTGTCGGGCAGCGACTCGCGCCTTGCCGCGGCGAAGGCGGGCCAACCGGACCCGAACAACATGAACGGCCCGGCGCTGCTTGAGTCGATCAATCACGTCAAGGGGTTGCAGCAGGCGGTTCTTGATCGCCAGCAAGCTACGACCAATTTCCTCGCGCAGAACGGCAACAGCACGGCCGCGCTGCCTCAGTTTGAGGCGAAGTGGAATCAGTCGTTTAACCCTGACGTTTCGTATATCCGCTCGCTCGGCTCGCCGGAAGATCAGCAAGCGGCAATGCAGAAGCTGAAGGCATCCGGCCATCTGCAGCAGTGGACGAAGGATTATCAGGCAATGAAAGCCTTGGGAGCGTTCTAAATGGCAGATCCGCTGCTCGATATGGCGAACGCGGTGCAATCTGGCAAAGCCGTTTCGACGGCGGCGCCAGGCGCTGCGAAGTCTACCGGCGACCCTTTGCTCGATATGGCGAGTAGCGTCATGTCGGCGAAGGATGCGCCGGCGGCAACACCTGCGCCAGCCGCACCGCAACAAGACGCTCAATGGAAAACGCCGGGTTCCGTGACGATGGGTATTGGCGACGTCATCAAGGGCGGCGTTCAATCGATGGTTCACGGCGGCGCATGGCTCGCAGACAAGATCGCGCCTGATTCACAGTTCGCAAAGGACATTAACGCCGCGGTTCCGCAAGTCGATCAGACGATCCAATCGCAAGATGCGCAGTACGCGCAGCAGCGTGCGGCGCAGGGCGGCTCAGGAATCGACCTTGGCCGTGCGGCCGGAAACGTGATCGGCAGCGCTCCGCTGATGGCGCTTCCTGCCGGCGCTGGTGGCGGTTTGCTCGCAAAGGCCGGCGCTGGCGCCGTCTCCGGATTGGCGAGCGGGCTTGTCACGCCTGTGACCGATGCCGGCAGCACGTATGCGCAGCAGAAGGCGTCGCAGCTTGGCACTAGCGCAGCGGTCGGCGCCGTTGCCAACCCGCTCGTCAGCGCTATTGGGAGCGCAGTATCGCCGACGATTGGCGCGGCGCAACGCAAACTGCTCGACGCAGGCGTTCCGCTGACTCCGGGCCAGATTCTCGGGGGCGCAGCAGCGCGCACTGAGGCGAAGCTGACAAGCGTACCGTTTCTCGGCGACATGATTAAGAACGGTCAGCAGCGCGCATTGCAGGGCTTCAACAAAGCAACATACGATCAAGTTCTCGCGCCGCTCGGGCAGAAGTATTCCGGGCCGGTCGGGAACGAAGGTGTTGCGGCGGTTCAAAAGACCATCAGTGACGCCTACGACGGCGCGCTGTCCAAGCTGACGTTCAAGCCTGACGCTCAGTTCCAGTCCGATCTCGGCAACCTCACGCAGATGGCGCAGTCGCTTCCGGCCGCACAGCAGCAGCAGTTCATGAACGTGCTGAAAACGCAGGTTGCCGGCAAGTTGTCGCCGCAAGGCACGATGGACGGCGCCACGCTCAAAGGCGTTCAAAGTGAGCTCGGCCGTATCTCGCGCGGCCTGACTGGCGACCCGTCATTCGATAATCAGCAGCTCGGACAGGCAATCGGCGAGATCAAGAACTTGGTCGAATCCTCGTTGCCGCGCAATAACGCCGCCGACGCCGTTCAGGACTTGTCGAAAGCAAACGCCGCATATGCGAACTTCGTCCGCCTGCGTGGCGCGGCGGGCTCTCAAGGGGCGATGAACAATGAAGGCGTGTTCACCGCGGCGCAGTTGAATGGCGCTGTGCGGGCGGCTGACAAGTCAGCAGGGAAAGGCGCATCGGCAACAGGAAACGCGCTGATGCAGGACTTTTCGAGCGCCGGGCAGTCGGTGCTTGGCTCAAAGTATCCGGATTCGGGAACGCCCGGCCGATCGCTGCTGGCTCTCATGGGCCCGGCTGCGCTTGGTCATGCGTTCGCCCCTTCCTACACTGTTCCGCTCGCTGCCGCGATAGGTGCTGGCGCGTTGCCATACACCGCAGCGGGGCAAAAGGCCGCGCAAGCGTTACTTACTTCGCGTCCCGCGCTCGCGGCACCAGTAGGGAATGCGCTTACGCGCTACGGGGTCCCAATCGCCGCGCCGGCGTCCAATGCGCTCCTCCGAGCGCTCACAGGCCAGTAGAAACATGGCCTTGATTCTCGGATAGGCGACCGAAAGCGCAGTGATGCATGCAGTCGTAAAAACCATCCGCCAAAACTGATCGCTATTCATTTTTTCCCTCGACCCCGCCTAGTGCGGGGTTTTTTATTTGAGGCACGCATGCAGCTTATACCCAATGCAAAGCAGCAGTTTATCGACCAAAACGGAGCGCCGCTTGCAAATGGTACGGTCGGATTCTACGCCCCCGGCACGCTAAATCCAAAGACAACATATCAGGATGCGGCCGGCACCATTGCCAACACAAATCCTGTACAGCTCGACAGCCGCGGCCAGGCTTTGATTTGGGGATCGGGCGTATATCGTCAGATCGTCAAGGATGCTTTGGGCGTCACGCTCTGGGATCAGATCACCGAAGATTCAAATTCAGGGCTGTCGGGGAATATTACTGACGCAAAATTCTCCGCGGGGGCTGATTTCACGCCCGGCACGACGACGACTCTGACGCTTCCTGTATTGCCTGGCGCGTCGTCTAACGTGTGGGTTTTCTTCGACGCGGCATATCAGGCCGACGATCAGTATTCCGTCAACGGAACAACGCTCACATTCAATTCGCCGATCCCGGTTGGCGTGCAAGAAGTCAACGCGAAGATTGGGGCGACGGTCGCCATTGGTACACCTGCCGATGGCACTGTGACAGATGCGAAGATCGCGTCCGGCTCCATGCTCTACGACCGCATCTATCGACAAAAGACGGTTCGCGACTACGGCGCAAAGGGCGACGGCATCACCGACGACAGCGCGGCGTTCCAATCGGCGATCAATAGCGGCGTGTGTCGCATCCCGTACAGCGCCAAGGGCTACATGGTAAAGACGCCGCTGAACGCGACGAACATGCAGAGCCTGACGATCGAGGGCGACGTCCCCGTTCAGCCGCAGTGGAGCATGGGTTACGTGAACCCGATGGGCGGCAGCATCATCTACGGGAATACGAACAGCTGGGTTCTTGACATCACCGGCTCGAACAATGTTCTGCTGCGCAACTTCTCGATCTGCTGCTTGCCGCAGTTTTTGAACGCCGCGCTGCCTAATCTTGCTACCCCTTCAATCGGCGGCATCGTCGGCGGGACCAGCGATCACGACCCGGCCGGGCTGAATTATTCCGGTGGCGCCGGCTACATCTTCGAGAACATCTCGGTATGGCTCGGCAAGAGCGGCGCCAGCATCCCGATCTACGTCAACAACGGGAACATCGGCCGATATACGAACGTCGCCACCCTTGGGCAGTACGGAATCTGTCTTACGGCAAGCAATCCGCTGTCTGTTACGCCTCCCTATGCGACCTTCGGCCCGATCACCGAGAGCGATACAAACATCATTTCGGGCGCATTCAATGCGGGTTACGGCGCTCAAGCGATGATGTACTTCGAGCGCTGCAACGACCTTCAGGTTTTGGAGACCTATCACACGTTCGGCGCGGGCTTGGCTGGAGGCGTTTATAGCGGGGTTGGGTACTCGACCTACATCAACAATTGCTCGAACAGCAAGTTCAAGATCGGCGTCGACAGTTTCCCGTTCATGTTCAGGATGGACGGATCGATCAACCACGTCGATATGGAAGGGTTGATCTCCCAGGGCAGCACGGCGACGCCCGTTGGAAACCCGGCAATCGGGTTCATCAATGCAACCTCGATCAAGAATTCCAAGTTCAAGGTCATCCAGTTCGATAGCCGTCCAAACAACAACTACCTCTACGCGACAGCAGGGGTTGCGACGCTGAACACGATGGCGAATTGCGATTTCTGGCTCGATAACGTTCAGACGCCGAACATGGTTTTCTTCAATTCGACGAATGCAAATCCCGTGCCGTACTTCAATTGCAACTTCACCGGCAACCAAGATTTCGCCGTAGGGACCGCGCCTATGACGCTCCAGTACAACAGCTCTCCGGCTGCAACGAGTAACTACCGAATCAACGTGAACGGCAACCGACAAGGCACCGCATAATGAAAAAAATCGCATCTCTTATCGCTCTGTTGGCGTCTGCCTCGACGTTCGCGGCTACGCTCAATCCGATTCAACTTCTGAGTCCGGTTGGCTCGTCGGCAGGTCAGACTATCGTCTCAACAGGCGCATCGACGGCGCCAGGGTGGGCTACGGTCCCGCTTGCGGGGCTGTCATCGATTGCCGCTAATACGGTGGTGGCGAACGCCACTGCTTCTACCGCGGCCCCTGCAGCGTTCGCAATGCCATCGTGCTCCGGAACCTCGAACGCTCTCCAGTGGACGACGAGCACAGGCTTTACCTGCATGGGGACGGTAAACGCCGCCTCCTTGCAAAGCTTCAATTGGGCCATCCCTGCCGCGCTTGGCACGACGACGCCGAACAGTGGGGCATTCACGACGATCTCGACAAGCAGCACGATTACACCCAGCCAAACGGCCGGCATCGTTGGCACCACGACCAACAACAACGCGAACGCCGGCGCATGGGGGGAATATCAAGTCGCCTCTGCGACTGGTACAGCGCTTACCACGTCGACGAACACGAATACAACCAGCCTGACACTCGGCGCGGGCGACTGGGATATTCAGGTCAACAACAAGTTCAACATCGCTGCGGGCGCGACGCTGACTTCTGCCGGAACGACGGTTACGACTACGACCGCAGGCGGCGCTACGCTTGGTCAGACGACCTTCAACTCTGGCATTTCGGCGACGAATGCGATCGGCGTTGTATACGTGACGTCGCCTGTCGCGCGCTTCAGCCTATCGGCCACTACGACCATCTACGCAACCGGAATCGCGGTTTTCTCGGGTGGAACGGTGACGGTCGACGGCCTGATTCGGGCGCGCCGGGTTCGGTGACGCAACCGCCGGTCTAATTTAACAGCCGCCTTCGGGCGGCTTTTTCCATTTCGGGGAAATAGATGCCGAATGAAGCATCGGCCGTCATCGGCTCAGTAGTAAAAACAACGCCCTCATGGATCGTCACAGCCCTTGCATGGGGCGACGTCAATTTCCCGCGAATGCTGCTCATGCTGTCGATCGCTTACACCGCAGTTCAACTGTATTCGGCCATAAAGCGGCTGAAGAAGGGAAAGCCAGTTCATGAATAACCAGAATCTGCAGACGCTTATCGCCGAGCTGCGCCGCGACGAAGGTGTTCGATATGTCGTCTACAAGGACACGAAAGGCATCGATACAACTGGCGTCGGGCACAACCTGCAAGCGAAGCCGTTGCCGGCCGGGTGGAAGTATCCCCTCAATGACGTCCAAGTCAATGCGCTGCTCGACGACGACCTTGAGGACGTATTTCACGATCTCGACCGATTCCTTCCTTGGTGGCGCGACCTCAACGACGTGCGTCAGCGCGTCATGGCAAACCTATGTTTCAACATGGGGATAACGCGCCTGCTCGGGTTCGTAAGGGCGCTCACTGCGGCTCGCCAAGGCAAGTACGGCGCCTCGGCAGACGAACTGCTTAACTCGACGTGGGCCGGACAAGT